GTCAGTTTTACACGGCCGCAATTTTGGGGATGTGAAAATTGAAACACCTTGTTAAAAATTTAACAAATGATAGATTTGAAGAATATAGATTGCCTTGAGGCAATGAAGCAGATGGACGACAACCAATTTGATTTGGCGATTGTTGACCCGCCTTATCAAGATGTATTTAAGATTGTCGCTAATAGCAAAGCGGCAAAGGTTAAAAAAGATTATGATTTGAGTTCATTAAATGGCGCACCAAAAGAAGATTATTGGATTGAATTAAAAAGAGTGAGTAAAAATCAAATAATTTGGGGCGTCAATCATTATGAAAAAATTTTCGGAAGGGGCAGAATAGTATGGGACAAAGACAATACGGGTTTATATTCTGATTGTGAATTAGCGTATCATTCCTTTTCGGATGTGACAAGAAAATTCAAATGGCGATGGAATGGAATGTTGCAAGGTGATATGAAGAACAAAGAAACAAGAATCCACCCAACACAAAAGCCCGTCAAATTGTACGAATGGATTTTAGACAAATATGCAAAAGAAGGCGACAAGATTTTGGACACACATTTGGGTTCGGGTTCCATTGCCATTGCGTGCCACAATCGAGGTTTTGATTTAACGGGTTTTGAAATCGACAAAGAATATTTTGACAACGCTTGCGAACGATTACGCGTTCACCAATCACAACTGACAATGTTTTAAGAAATGGGCAAAGGGAGAAAACCAAAACCAACGGCAATATTAAAAGCGCAAGGCACGTTCGATGCCAGTCGCCACAAAAATAGATTAGAAGCCGACGGCATTCCATCGACACCAACGGTTCAATCGGCAAACGAAACGTTTGATTGGTTGGTCAAGAAATTGGACGACCTTGGGGTTGTCGCCGAAGTGGATGCGATGGCATTGCAGATGTTGGCGGACGCGTGGGAAGATTACCAAGTAGCACGCAACGTGATCAAAGAACAAGGCCCGACGTATTCAACCACAACGGCGCAAGGCGATTTGATGTGGCGTCCACGCCCCGAAGTTTTAATGATGAATCAGTCGTGGGCAAAGGTTGAAAAGATGATGGTTCAATTTGGATTGACGGCATCCAGTCGTGCCAAAATATCGGTTGAAGAAAAAATACAAACGTTAGACGATTTGATTGAGTAATGCACCACGACGAAACAAAATCAAACAAGATCATCAATTTCATTGAACGGGTATGCACGCACGTCAAAGGTGATTTGGCGGGCAAACCGTTTTTGTTGGAGCCGTGGCAACACGATTTCATTCACCAGTTGTTCGGCACAATGAACGATGGCGGTTTAAGACAATACCGAACAAGCTATGTTCAGATTCCGCGAAAGAACGGAAAATCAAATTTGTCGGCGGCCATTGCATTGGCGGTGTTGTTTGTAGACAAAGAACCCGGCGCCGAAATCTATTGTTGTGCATCGTCGCGTGACCAAGCGAAAATCGTTTTTGATGTGGCAAAGCAAATGATTCGGAATTCCGCAATCTTGTCGCGCGAATGCAACGTGTTCCAAAATTCAATCGTGAAGAAGGGAACGAATTCGTTTCTCAAAGCAGTGGCGGCCGAGGCCGGGACGTTGCACGGTGCCAATGCCAGTTGTGTAATTTATGACGAATTACACACGGCGAAGAATCGTGAACTTTGGGACGTGATGGCAACGTCGATGGGTGCACGTTCGCAACCGCTAATGATTGCGATTACTACGGCGGGCGTCTTTGATCCGAATTCCATTTGTTACGAATTGTATGATTACGGGAAAAAGGTGCGCGAAGGTGTGGTGAAAGACACGACGTTTTTGCCTTTGATTTACGAGGCCGACCCGTCGGACGATATTCACGATGAACAAACGTGGAAAAAGGCCAATCCAAATTTCGGCATCAGCATCAAACCAGAGTATTTCATAAAGATGGCGAACGAGGCCAAATCATTGCCGTCGGCGGAAATCGCATTCCGCCAATTGCACTTGAATCAATGGGTGAATTCTTTATCGGGTTGGATTGCGGATGACGAATGGATGAAGTCCAGTGGAACGATTGATTTTGAGCAATTAAGGAACCGCAAGTGTTACGCCGGACTTGATTTGGCGGCGACCGAAGATGTTACAGCGTTCGTGATGGTGTTTCCAATGGACGACGATAGCATCAAAGTCGTTCCAAAATTGTTTGTTTCGGAAGCGGCCGTGGAACGCCGAAGAAATCAAACGGGCGGTTCGTACGACGCATTCGTGGCAAATAAAGAATTGATTGTGACCGAAGGGAATTCAACGGATTACAACGTCATTCAAAAGACGATTTTGGAATGCGCGGAAATGTACGACATCCAGTCCATTGCGTTTGACCGTTGGAATTCCAATTCATTGGTGCAACAGTTGACCGACAAAGGGTTGGAAATGGATCCGTTCGGTCAAGGTTTTATATCAATGACGGCACCGATTAAGAATGCCGAAGTGTTGGTGAAGAAACAATTGTTGCATCATGGCGGCAATGGAATGTTGCGTTGGATGGTGGCCAATGTGGTGACAAAAAAAGACGATGCCGAAAACATAAAGTTCAGCAAGGCAAAGGCGGGCGATAAGATTGACGGCATCATTGCAATGATCATGGCGTTGGGTGAAATGATGACGATGGAGAATAAAGACGTCACCGGTTCGTCCACGTACGAATCGCAAGGCATTCGAATGTTATGATGAAATTGAACGACGCCCGTGATTTGGGATTGAAATTGTTTGAATTGGGATTCACGCCGTGGATCGCTGAAACGGGTGACGGTTATATCATTCGGATATTATTAGAAGGCGAAATCATTAACGTTTTTCGCACTGATTTGGAATTATTGGGAAATAATTAGTATTTTGTGAAGAACAAATACAAAAGAGCAAATGAACCCAATGGAAAAAATCAGCATCGGAACCATTATTGAAATGGTTCGCACTGGCAAAAGATTCGTCGTGGATAGCATTTCACCGCAAGGGATTGTGTTGAAAGAATGTTCACGATTGGTCACATTTAGCCGTTCGGCATTGAACGAACGATTGAAAAGAAAATCGGCGGTGATTATTGAGTATTAAGGTAAACGAAGCCCGTTCGGGCGGTAGTTGTTTTTTGGTTGGAAGGGACGTCATTCGTGGCGTCCCTTTTTGTTGAAAATCAATTTTTTGAACGTTGCACATGATAACGTAAATTAACCCCGAATTGTACAATCATTTCATCCGAATGGCGGAAAATCAAAATCTTTTCGGGCGTATTTTGGGCGCATTTAGAAACAACCCAAATCGTCCATCGACTTCGTTGGCAAATCCGGCCGAATGGTTGTTTGCGGACAATGAGTCGAAAACTGGAATCGCCGTGACGGAAAACACGGCAATGCAATTGTCGGCGGTATTTGGTGCCGTTCGTGTTATTTCTGAAACTATTGCAACCCTACCGTGGAGTGTAAAGCAAACCAATGACGATATTGTTGTCGATGCCAGTGCGCACCCAATCAATAAGTTAATACACCACCCAAACGCAATGATGACGGATTTCACTTTTCGTGAAACGTGTCAAGCGCATTTGTGTCTACATGGCAATGCCTTCATTGCCATCAAACGTGACGGCGCCGGGAATCCATTGCAATTGATTCCGATTCACCCGGATCGTGTGGACGTGAAGGTGTACAAAGACGAAAAGTTTTACCAGATTGACGGCAAAGAAACATTTGACGATTCTGAAATCATTCACATTGTTGGACTTGGATTCGACGGCGTGATTGGAAAATCAGTATTGGAGGCCGCACGCGAATCCATTGGCCTTGGATTAGCGGCCGACCGATTCGGCGGTTCATTCTTCGGCAATGGCGCAAACGTGTCGGCGGTTTTAACGCACCCCGGAAGGCTATCAGATGAAGCGTACAAACGTTTGATTCGTTCGTGGACACAACGCAACGCCGGGTTGGACAACGCCCACAAAACGGCGATTCTCGAAGAAGGGATGAAAGTGGAGAAAATGTCCATCAGTCCGCAAGAATCGCAATTCATCAGCACCAGAAAATTCGGCGTTGAAGATATTGCACGTTTTTTCCGTATTCCATTGGCCTATTTGGGTTCATTGGAAAACAGTTCAACACGTGCCAACATCGAAGAACAAGGCATCCAATTCCAGAGAAACACGATTTTGCCATGGGTGAAACGTTGGGAAGCAGAATTCAACCGCAAATTATTTGTGGGCAATGATGCCGAACGTTACTACATCCGATTCAACATGGACGGATTGTTGCGTGGTGATATTCGTTCACGCTATGAAGCATATACAAAAGGACGCCAATGGGGTTGGATCAGCGCAAACGACGTTCGCAAAATGGAGAATTTAGCTCCAATCGACGGCGGTGATGCGTATTTGCAACCAATGAATATGGTTGAAGTTGGAACCGCACAAAACGACGAAAACGATGCCGTGGAATAACTACCCAAAGGCGGCATCAGATAATGCCGCACGTGCGCTGAAACACCGTGAAGAAAACGGTTCAGATTGCGGAACACCCGTAGGATGGACACGTGCAAACCAACTGGCGAATCGTGAAACGATTTCAGACGAAATTTTGATTCGCACCTATTCGTTTTTGTCACGTGCTAAAGTGTACGACCAAGGCGATTTCGTAGATGCCGAAGGAAAGGAAATTTGCGGTTCTATTATGTACGCCGCATGGGGTGGTGACGAAATGTTACGTTGGGCGAAAAGAACAATTGAACAAATGGAAAACGAAGATAAAAGACACATAAAATCCGTGGTTGAAACTGATGACGAAATCGTGATCACTTTTGGCAAATCGGAAATGGACGAAGCCGGTTATAAAGACGAAGAACGTGCCGAACCTAACGAATTAGAGGTTGGCGATTTTGTGCGTTGGAATTCATCCGGTGGCAACGCCTATGGCCGTATCATCCAAGTGGAACGCGACGGTGAATTAGAAGCCGATTCGGGTTTCATCGTGAACGGCACGGCGGATGATCCCGCCGCCCTAATTAGATTGTACCGCTACGATTCAGAATCGGACGCGTACATCGAAAGAAAACCAGTGTTGAACGTGGTTCATAGATTCAGCACATTGGAAAAATTTGACGCCGAAGTTCGCAAATCGTCTGTGGTTCGTGAAGAACGTGAATTCCGAATGGAAAACGTTGAACACAACGGGAATGTGATCAGAGGTTATGCCGCCGTGTACAATTCAGATTCTGAATGGATGGGCGGTTTTTACGAACAAATTGAAAACGGTGCATTTGACGACGTATTGGAAAACGACGTTCGTGCCTATTTCAATCACGACGAAAATTTATTGTTGGGCCGTGTGTCAAGTGGCACACTAAGAATCGGCACGGACAAACGTGGTTTGTTCTATGAAGTCGATTTACCAAACACATCATATGCCAATGATTTGGTGGAGTTAATGAAGCGCGGCGACGTGAACCAAAGTTCATTCGCATTCCTAATCGGGCAAGACCGTTGGGAACAACGCGACGGGAAAACGTACCGAATCATTGAAAAAGTATCACGTTTGCTAGATGTTTCGCCAGTTGCGCAACCGGCATATCCGGACGCGACATCGGAACTGAAACGCGATTTGGAAATTGAAACCAAAGAAGAAATCGAAACGGCCGCCGTAGAAGATACGGCATCCGAAGCGGTTGAAACGAAGGACGAAGATTCCAACATTTATTTGTATAAAAGTAAAATTCTAAATTTTTAACACGATGAAAAACATCGAATTGCGCGGCAAACGCGCTGAATTGATCAAGCAAGCGACCGGCATCGTTGAGGCGGCGCAAGCGGAAGGACGTTCATTGAACGCAGAAGAAAAGTCAAAATTTGACGCAATGGAAGCTGATGCACGTAGCATCAAAGACCAAATCGACACGCTAGAGCGTGCGGCTGAATTGAAAAAAGAATTGGCATCAAACGCCGAAGCACGTCAAGCGGCGCCAAAGGCAACTAAAAAAGGTGCATTCGAGAAATACCTTCGCAACGGTATGGGTTCTTTGTCAAGCGAAGAACGTTCAATCATGGGCGAACTACGTGGCACATCAACACAAATCGTTGGCACTGATTCTTTGGGTGGTTTCTTGGTACCACAAGATTTCAGCGACGAACTAGACATCGCGTCTTTGTTCACTGGCGAGGTTGAAAGACTTGCAAAGAAATTGAACACGGCGGGTGGCGCA